ACTGAGAAAGACAGTAATTGCTTTCGGTACATTATTCAATGATATTGAAATTAAACATAAAGATAAATCTGGAAACGGATTTAGTCAATTAAAGGTCCCTATTGCATATGGACCTATGCAGAAATTTTTGGCAAGGATTGAGCAATCTCCGAATCTTCAAAAAGAAGTTGCAATAACTTTACCAAGAATGGCTTTTGAGATGGTAGGTATCTCATATGATCCAACCAGAAAATCTTCAACCATGCAAACTTTTAAGGTTGTAGATCAGAATAATAAAAAAATTACTAAGGCTTTTATGCCTGTTCCATATAATGTAAATATCAGATTGTCAATTATGACAAAACTGAATGAAGATGCACTACAGATAGTAGAACAAATATTACCATATTTTCAACCCCACTTCAATTTGACAATCAACCTAGTAGAACAAATAGGCGAGACCAGAGATATTCCAATGGTTCTTAATAGTATTCAGATGGATGATGATTATGAGGGAGATTTTACCACTAGGAGATCTCTGGTATACACATTAGACTTCACTGCGAAAACATATCTATTTGGTCCAGTCGATACTGGTAATGATAATATTATTAAGAAAGTACAGGTAGATTATTATACCAATACAGATAGGAGAGGTGCTTCCAGAGAACTTCGTTATGTAGCAACTCCCAGAGCTCTCAAAGACTACAACTCTGATGGTTCTACTAAAATTACTGATAATGTTGCAACAAACGTCACAGAATTTAGTGTTGAGTATGGTACTGAATTAGTTTCTAAATCTTATATTCAAATCGGTGAGGAGGTAATGTTCATCAGAGAAATTACTGGTGATGTTATCAAGGTAAATAGAGGTGAGAACGGTACTATTGCTGTCACTCACGAAGCGGGAGATTATGTGAATGTGATTAATACTGCAGATGATGAGCTGGTTGATCTTGACGATGATTTTGGATTTAACGAATCTACATTCAATTTTAATGATGGAAAGATCTACAGTACAACCAAACAAACTGACGTGGACGCATGAAGTACGACGAAATAGATGATGCTTTGGATATTACACCCACAGAGGTCAAGTCTGAAAAAATTGCCAAAAGAGAACCAGAGGTAACTAAAGTCGTTACTTCCACTCAAGAACAACTCAAAAAAGATTATGAATATACTCGGGGTAATCTTTACTCCATGATTGAAAAAGGTCAAGAAGCAATTGATGGAATTCTAGAACTTGCACAAGAATCAGATTCTCCTAGAGCGTTTGAGGTTGCAGGTCAACTTATTAAACATGTCGGCGATGTTGCCGATAAATTAGTGGATCTTCAAAAAAAAGTAAAGGACATAGAAAAAGACGATGGAAAATCATCTAAATCATCAAACATTACAAACAATGCGGTTTTCTTTGGGTCTACAGCGGATCTCCAGAAATTTCTCAAAAATAATGGTGATTCTAAATAGATAGAGGACATACTTACCTAATATGACCAAAGCTAAATCTTGCCCCCCTGGGAAGTACTGGTGTTACACTGATAACAAATGTAAGAAAGTGCCTATGGGTTATTATGTAGGTCGTGGTGGATATTTGTCAAGAGAAGATGAGAATGGTGAAGAGGGTAAGAAGAATGGTAAGAAGAATGGAAATGGAAATGGTGGTAATGGAAACGGTGACTCCAACGGTGGTGGAGATGGTGGCGGGGGAATGGGCGAAAGTACTATATTAGAAAAACGTGACGGCAAATCTGCCAAGGATAAAAATTATTCTCTTAAAGATTGGTTTAAGGGTGGCGGATGGAAACAGACTGGTGGTAAGTATGATGGAAAACCATGTGCAAAACAACCAGGACAAAAAACTAAACCATTTTGCCGTGATGCAGATGATCGTGCTTCAATGAGTAAAGACGAAAGAAACCGAAGAGCTTCTAAAAAACGCAGAGAAGATCCGAATCCCAACAGAAAAGGAAAAGCAAAAATGGTAACCGATTCATACGATTTTTCAAACTGGAGAGACGAATTCAAAGCACTTGAATTTGAAACAGTAGACATTATTGGTACAGAACCATTACAACCAACACAGGGTATTGGTAGTAAGATGCTTGGCGAGAAATGTTGGAAAGGATATAAGAAAAAAGGTATGAAGACAATGTTTGGTAAGAGATATCCAAACTGTGTAAAAGAAGAAGAAACAATAGATGAGAAGTGTTGGGATACTCATAAACAAGTTGGTATGAAAAAGAAAGGCGGTAAAATGGTTCCAAATTGTGTTCCTAAAGAAGAAACTCATTCTGATTGGAGAACTGAAATCTTCGAAGGTGACGGAGATCATGAGTATGAAATGGCACGTCGTCAACTGGCAACGATTAAAAATGCAGTTTCTCGTCTTGAGAAAAAGATGGGCGAAACTGGGGAGGGTGAACTCAAAGCATGGGTTCAGTCAAAACTAACAAGATCTGCAGATGATATTGATACAGTTGCAGATTATATGACTAATGAAGAAAATATTCAGGAAGGAGAGAAAGACGCTTGTTATCACAAAGTCAAGTCTCGCTATTCCGTATGGCCTTCTGCATATGCATCAGGTGCTTTAGTTAAGTGCCGTAAAGTTGGCGCAAAGAACTGGGGTAATAAGAGTAAGACTAAAAAAGAAGAAGTCCATCATCTGAACACTGAAGACTATCAAAGGATACAGGAATATGGTAACGTTTACACTATAATAGTATTATGGAGAGGTAAGTCCCATCGCTTGCAACTTTTCTTCCAAGGCACGGCAAGACCTTCCCGTGATGAAGTTAGAAATGAAGTAGAAAAGATTTATCCAGGTGGAATGGTGAGTTACTACTTCCCCAGCCCCACAGATCCAGGTAAACCAATTATTGTTTCTACAAGAAGTTAATTATGCAAGACGACATCGAACTTTTAAACTTGTCGAAAGCACTTGAGTACGAACGTCAAGCTAGAGTCATTGATAAGATGACTTTAACTGACGCGAGAGAGTTTGCAAAATCTTATTTAAAACTCTATTTTAAACAACAAGAAGTATTAAATTCTATAGCAAATATGTGATTTTATGAGTGAAGTATATCTTGGTAATCCTAATCTAAAAAAAGCGAATACAGCGATTGAATTTACAGAAGAACAAGTAATTGAGTTCCTCAAATGTAAATCAGATCCAGTTTACTTCGCTAACAAATATATTAAAATTGTCTCTCTAGATGAAGGACTTACTCAGTTCCATCCATATGACTTTCAAGAAAAGTTAATTAATAACTTCCATGAAAACAGATTTAATATCTGTAAGATGCCACGACAGACTGGTAAGTCTACTACTGTGGTATCTTATCTTCTTCACTACGCAGTCTTTAACGATAGTGTAAACATTGGTATCCTTGCTAACAAGGCAGCGACTGCTAGAGAACTTCTAGGAAGATTGCAAACTGCATACGAGAACTTACCAAAATGGATGCAACAGGGTATTATAGCCTGGAACAAAGGATCAATGGAGTTGGAAAATGGCAGTAAGATATTGGCAGCTTCTACGTCTGCAAGTGCTGTCCGAGGCATGTCGTTCAACATCCTCTTCCTCGACGAATTCGCATTCGTTCCAAACCATGTTGCAGACTCGTTCTTTGCATCTGTTTATCCTACTATTACTTCTGGTAAAAACACCAAAGTAATTATTGTATCTACGCCACACGGTATGAATCACTTCTACCGTCTATGGCATGATGCAGAAAAAAGAAAGAATGATTATATTCCAACTGATGTTCATTGGTCCGAAGTTCCTGGTAGGGATTTGGAGTGGAAAGAACAGACTATCAAAAATACATCAGAACAACAGTTCAAGGTGGAGTTTGAGTGTGAGTTCTTAGGATCTATTGATACTTTGATTAGTCCTGCAAAATTAAAGTCTCTTGCTTATGATGATCCAATCAAGAGAAATGCAGGATTGGATATCTATGAAGAACCAAAAGAAGATCACACATATGTTGTTACCGTTGACGTTGCGAGAGGAGTGGAAAAAGACTATTCCGCATTTTGTGTATGTGACACAACCTCATTTCCCTACAAATTAGTTGCTAAGTATAGAAATAATACGATTAAACCAATCTTGTTTCCAAACATTATCAGAGATGTATCGAAGGCATACAATGAATCATTCATATTAGTAGAAGTTAATGACATTGGAGATCAAGTAGCATCCATCATTCATATGGATTTAGAGTATGAAAATATACTCATGTGTTCTATGAGGGGTCGTGCAGGTCAAGTAGTTGGCCAGGGTTTCTCAGGTAAGAAGACACAATTAGGTGTCAAGATGTCCAAGACTGTAAAAAAGATTGGATCTCTAAATTTAAAGGCAATGATTGAAGATGAAAAGTTACTTGTATCAGATCTAGATGTAATTAGTGAGTTAACCACATTCATTCAAAAGGCCGGATCGTTCGAGGCTGAAGAAGGTTGCAACGATGACCTTGCTATGTGTCTTGTTATATTTGCATGGTTAGTTCAACAAGACTATTTCAAAGAAATGACGGATAATGATGTTCGTAAAAAAATATATGAGGACCAAAGGGACCAGATAGAAGCTGACATGGCTCCCTTTGGATTTATTAGTGATGGTTTGGATGACGAATCAACCATCGTAGAAAATGATGGAAC